TTTTCAATAAGCCCCATATTCACTACAGTCCAATCGGCCTTGGATTCTTGCGAAGTTCAGCCAAAGCCGCCGCAGCGTTTTCACGCGCTGCACCTACTGGATTCTTCATGTATCCCTGTATATCCATGCGAGACATCACGGGTTGAGGGAAACCAGACGATACGGGTGTTGCAGACTCTTTCATCCACTTCCAGTAATCGGCAGCGGTTTCGTGATTAGCAATGCCCTTTTCGGTCATGATCTTCTCAATCTCTTTGATGTCGCTTTCTGACTGCACCAGACCCGCCTCTTTCAGCGAGTTACGGCGCTTTGCCAGTTCCTCTTTGACTTCTTTCTGACGCAACTTAGCCTCAAGTTCCATAACGCGCTTCTCAGCGGCAGAAACTCTGGCATTGGTTGCCTCTTCCATCTCAATCTCAGGAACGGGAAGGTCGGGATGTACCTTCTTAGTCAGGCGCAGAAAGTCTTTGCGCGTAGCTGGATCTTCCGACAGACGCTTAGAAAGCGCCGCCAGTTCGCTAATTGCTTCTGGTGAATAGTTCTCTAAACTCATAATCAGCCCCGTTTATGGTTCATATGACTTTTTTAGTGTCGCCAGGTTTGCTCATCGTCATCTGGTTGCGCTTACCAGTCTTGGAAGCGTTGTCCAGACCACCCATTACAGAAAAACGGGGGGTATTGACGATTTGACCATTCTGCTGCGAATTGTCGGTAGGGCGACGAGGTTGCAGCGCACCTTTTGGCTTAAACAGTTCCATGATTTCTCCTAGATGGGAAGAGGTGGTGCGGTTGTACCCGCAACAGGCGCTTGAGCAATTGCTCTCTGACCAGGCGTAGCGCCACCAGCCTGGGGGAGAGTTTGGATCAAATTCATAATCTCAGCAGGCATCAGTTCGCGGGTCTTAGCCTCACGCTCACCGAACTGCTTGGTAATGTCCATCACCACCTGCTCCAAAGTCTTGCCTTCTGGCGAGTCCATGCCAAAGACTCCTAGAGCCTGCTGGAGCATATCGAGTGCCATCATTATGTTGAGTTTGGCTTGCTCCTGATCGCCCTTCTGGGGTTCGGGAGTAGTCATGGGACTAGCCATAGGAGCCGTAGTCTCTTCTTGCATAGAAGGGGGCGGCGTAGGCGTTTCAGGGGTCATTCCCTGATCTGCCTTAATCATGTCCATCATGTCTTTTGAACCAATTGCCATACTCGACTCCTATCTTGCGCTAACGGTAGATAACAAATATCTATCGTGTCAACCACAAAAAAGGGGCAAAATCACTTAGCCCCTCGTTAGCTACGCTTAGTTTTGCGCGGCTCAGTGCGTTTTGCAGGGTATTTAGTCTTCTCGTAGATATTTATCATCGCTTCATTCCTCGGGATTGATTAGTGCGTAGAGTAGCACCTCTTGGCTGACTACGGATGTACGCCATAGATGCTGGTTTGTTTTCAGAGGCGATGTCACGGCTAGTAGCGCGTGGCTGATCGCCTTGTTTAAGCATAGATCCAGAGTTCATTGCGCCTGAGTTTTGGTTCATTGCACGGCCCTCAATGGTGGTTGTGCGTTAGTAGGTGCCTCTGCCCCAGGAGGGGCGGGCGGTGCTTCTGGTGCGCCTCCCAGCGGGGCTGGAGGTGCCGCTGCTGCTTGCTGCTCTGCTTTCAGAATATCATCCAATAGAATGTCTTTCATCGGCGGCTCAAGGAGTTCGACGAGGCGGGACTTGCTGATAGCGCCAGCGTTGTAGAGGCTGAAGGTCAGCTCTCTCAGATCTTCCATGAAGATTGGCGAGTTAGAGTGGGCATCGACCTTGACCACAAAATCGTTTGTGAATTGACTAGCAATAAACTTGTTGCCATCAGTATCTGTATAAACCGTATCATCGTAGACCTGCATCATCTTGAGGTAGAGGGTAGCGATCTTCTCTAGGCTGTCCTCAACGATTAGCGCCCTGCGCTTGGCGCGGGAGGAACCCAGTCTGGCAAGCTGACTGGCGTGGCCTTGAGAACGAACGCCGGTTTCACCGCGTCCAGACAGTACAGAAGTGATGCCCGATGCTTCTGCAAACATTGCGTCGATCTCGGCAATCTCACGGAAGATGTCATTCGGGATATTCGGCGCAAATTCCTCGACTTTGGCGTTAGGCATATCGGTAGAGATAAAGGAACCAGCGCGATTTAGCGCAAAGTTCTTCTCATCCAAGATACCTGTGAAGCCCATAATGGCTTTTGGCGGGGAAACCTGCTTATCCAGCAGTTCTAAAACCTGAGAAACCCGTTTATTCCGCATTTCTTGCAGGAAAACGAGCCTTTGGGTCTCAGATTGACCCCAATAATAGTCATATTGGGGGCTTGGGCAGACCTGTACGAAGGGTTGCTCACCTTCCAAGAAAAGGCTCTTAGAGGGGCGGTCATAGATGACTACACGGGGTTCTGCGATGGTTACGCAGCAATAATCGTTTATTTCATCGTCAAAAATCCACAATTCGTACATTTTGACGGTCGGTTCACCGATTCTGGGGACGTAATTCTGTGATCCAGCCAAATTCATCTGCACATTGCCGTAGATTGTGGGGTCAATGGCGCTGGTAACAAGCCTTTCTACCCCTTCTGGGTAGTGTTTGACCTCTTGTTCGGCAAAAGACATGGCCTCGATGATCTCTTCACGCCTTGGATGGGCGTAAAGACGGCTATAAAGTTCACTTCTGGTCATGTAATACTCTTGCAGGACGGCTTCTTGCCTGTCTGTGTAGGGCGTATCCTCCCGCAGCACCCCAAAAACCTGTGGTTCGACCATGTACGGGTGGATTCCATTGCGCCAAACCAGCTTTACAAAGGTCGAGTTGTAGCAAAGTGACCAGTTAAGCGCCTGGGCGAAGACCTGATCGGCATTTGAGTTCAGCCAATAGTCGTGTAAACCCTTGGTGAGCGCCGGAATCATTTTATGGAATGACTTTGGCTGTGATGCGCCGATGTTTATGGAGAATCTGGTGGTATCGGCTGAGTACATAAAGCTACTCAGTTGGTCGATATGCGGGTAGATCTTGTTGTAGTGGGCGGGAGCCGCATCTACGCCGCTGCCAAAGAGGTAGTAGGAGCGCAGCGTAGAGTACATAGCAGAGCGTTCAGCCTGAGATACCAGGCATTTCTGCATAACGTCTATGTAAAACTCTTGCCGCTGTAGTGGCTCTTTAGGGATTCTCATTTTTGGATCTTCAAGTTTTCGTGATCGGCAATGTAGGAGCCAATCTTGGGGCCAGAAAGGTTTGCACCCGACTGCTTAACGGCCTGCATACCTGATACTGCCTCACCGTTGATGGAATTGAGGTTGTATCCACCGAGTTCACCAGGCGAACCCCAACGCGGCGCAAAAGGATTGTTGGGTGTTGCGTAGCGCGGTGGCTGTGCCTCACCTTCCCTTGTCGATTTGATGTCACCCATCTTGAAATCCAGTGCCAATTGGTTAAGGGTACGGTCATTATGCTTCGTACTATCGCTTTTTACACCAATTGGCTTCAAAAAGACAACACTTACGTCGGTACAACCTGCCGGACAGACCGCCTCACGGCCCTCAAAATAGCCGTGAACCGGGCATTTATAGTCATTGATTACGCTCATCATCGCCCCTTTTTCAATAGATTTTGTTTATTGAAGTCGTATTTATTGACGGGTTTGACCGTCAATCCAACCGTGCCATTGGCAAAGTTGATCTGGTAGCCGCGTCTAAGCGTCAGGCCGAAGTCTTTAGGCGGGTGGTAGTCCAGTTTCTTCCTACCGGCTATGTCTATTCGCATCCCTGCCTCTCCTTTTTCGAGGGCTAACAGGGCGCGGGAGAGTTTTCTCTGGCTTAAATTGGTAATCGGAACCTCGTTTTTCTCGAAAAACATCTTCTTGAGGTTGCGATAGTCCACGCCAGCAAACTTGGCGAACATCTGTATGGAAAATCCACGCCGTCTTTGCGCCCTCATAACGTCCATACGGGTGCGTATCTCTTCAATGGTTAGGACATCTATCATTCAAACCCCAGTGCCTTGAGATAGTTTCCGACCTGTTTCTGTACCTGCGCCTGCCCAGGGTGGTCAGATTCAGCGTCCTGCACCTCTTTTTTGTCTCTAGTAAGGCGCATTTGGATCAGTCTTGGCTGCACCTGCTCTGCATACGCCGCCGCAGCCAGTGCCGCAGCAATCACGCGGTCATCCTTTGACCTACCGGCGGCGGCAATCGTGCCACCGTCCCGCACAATGCCCTTCATTTCGTCGATGCACTCTTCTGAGTAGATATTGAGCATCCCGCGCTCAAAGTAGTCTTTGAGGTAGTTGAGCATCCTCTCCTTGCTAGAGTGAGTAGTCACCCACCCTATGCTGTTGGAGATGCCGAAGGAGTCGTTTCTTCTCCACATATAGTGGCTCATGTGGGCTAGGACGTTGTGTAGTTCTCTGGCCTGCTGTGGGGGCAGGGAGGTGGCTTGGCGCTTAAGGTTTCTGATCTCGTTGATGACGGCCTGGCCTGGGCCATTGACCTCAAGGTTCAGCGTAGAGTTCGTATAGGCACCGGCTAGGTAACAGATTAGCCAAGCGAACTGATAGGTATTGAGTTCGCTGGTAGCAAACTCGGCAACCTGATCCATACCGTCTGCGTAGCATCTAAAGACTTGCAGGCAGAAGCGATCTGCCCAGTCTGAGGAGCCGTAGGCTGGGTCTGCGCCTATGACGTAGTAGCCAGTGGAGACGGGTTCTTCCCAGATCTTGAGCGTACAGAGGCGCTCAGATGACTTAATTAATTGTGTGTCTTGGAAGTTGGCACCCATGCTAAACCGATAGGGTACAAATGCCTGCCGTTTGGCAGCCTTCATCATGTCGGTACAACGTGCGGTAGAGAAGAAAGAACTACCCGTCATTACGAAGGCGTAGTCTTCAGTGGGTGGAAACTCCTGATACATCAGGCCATCGTCTTTAAGGCCTTCGTGCAGCTTCCAACGCCACCAGGCGATCTGCCTACTGTTGACCTCGTAGTTGTAGATCTTACGGATGTCCTTAGTCCACTCCTTCTCTTCTACGGATAACTTACCGTCCCAATAGACTTTGTATACGTCTGAGTTTGGGTCAGCAGAGTAGAACTGGTTTCTCCACCAGCCAACGAAGATTGCCTTCTGGGTTCTCGCACGTTTAGCGGTAGTCCACATATCGTGGAACATATTGAAGCCACGGGCGGTACTCTCAAACATATAGTAGCGAAGGGGGTTAGTCTCCGCTAAGGAGGCTAGCAGGGAGGCTAAGCCCTCTTCGTCGCCCCAGGAGGATGTTTCCGTGCCGTGTAGGAAGGTGATTCCCTTACCGCGTCCTAGACCGCCTTTAGCGCGTATACCGGCTACTTGATAGAAGAGGCGGCTACGGTTCTTCAAGACCATCTGATTGCGGTTATGGCTCATCAGAGGAATCTTGTACTGCTTGGGTAGCCCGTCCATATACATGGCTAGGGTGCTACGGAACTGCTCCCGGTTCTCTTCTGTGTCGGTAGTGAGTGTGCCCTGCATACCGGCATGGATAAAGTGCCAATAGAGGTCTAGGGCTAGGCTGATGGTAGTAATCCCTAACTGCCTACCTTTAAGCACGACAAAGAAGTGCTTGTCTTCAGCCAAGCCTCTAGCAACCTCGTCCATGACGTAGGTCTGCGTACCGAGCAGTTGATGCCCAAGAGTGAGCATCCCTTTTTCTTTACTCTCTATCTTTAGGTGTTTACAGAAAAGATAGAACTTCTGACGGTCAAAGTTCATTTGCCAAACTTATAAGTGACCTCATTAGCCCAGGGGCGGGTAGGATTTAACTCAATCATGCGCTGACTTAGTGCCTTAAAGTTATTGCCGCCCATGTTGCCTAAACCGTCTTTAGAGAGTCTGTAGTTCATCGTAGCCTTACCCGTACAGCCACCCTTAAACTTCGCCTCTACGATGGCTCTAAGCACCACCCTGTCCATCCATTTCTGGTGTTGCCAGAAGGGTGCCACCTTCTGAGCAATGTCCGTCCTCATGGCTAGGCAAGAGGTATCCACATGGTATTGGCCTGCATGGTTCTTCAATAACCCCAGGGACTCACACTCATCCATGCAGGCAAAGGAACCGTCATCCTCGACAATGTTTCTGAGCGAACAAGTCCAGTCTAGGTTATGCCTCTCCATGAGACCGACCACCGTCTCGACATGATCTTCCTCGTACCAGTTATCGTCATCTAGGAAGAGGATTACGTCTTCGGTAATCATGTATGCCGCCATCGCATTGATACGGGAGCAGGTATACATATTCTTCCCCGTATTGTTTGGCAGGGGAATGATTGTCGTGTTCTCAGCCAGATTAGACTGTTCTATGACATTCCTAGCCCTTTTCTCCACCTCTGGGCCGTCTATGAAGATGTAATGGCGAGCAGGTCTTGTCTGCCGAGCCACACTCTCTATAGCCTCCATAAGACAGTCCCTGCCGATGGTACTTGTCACTACAGCGGGTAGGAGTCTCATGTCAGCACCCCATACTGTGTAACCCGTCTAGGAGCGTCTACACGGTCTTCAGGGTTGAGGTATATGACCTTCCTCTTCTTCAACTTCTGGGACTTCTCTGCGAGGTCTCTATTGCTCTCTGTGAAAACATCCACCTCTTCGTAGTCCTTATACGGTTTCTGCTTGGCAGGTACTCCGCAACCTGAGCAGAACCTCTCTACCTGAGATCTCATCTGTAGGAGATGCTTCTTCCACCAGCCATCCTCTATCGGATAGCCATAGTCTGTACCCCTAGCCAAGTCGAAGGATGCTGCTACCTCGCAGAAGTAGTACCGCAACTCCCCCTTGTTCTGCACAATGGATGCCGACCATTCGCGGTTGATGTCACATTGGCTGATTTTCATCCACATCTCTGGCTCTGGATAAAGATCTTTAACAGCAGTCAGCAGGGGCGCATGGTCTGCGTGTTCCACATAGTTCCAGACAATGTTCTCCTCATCGTCTGCCTTCATCTTCTCAGCCAAGTCCGTAAGCTGCTCTCCCGCCTTCTTCTCCCCATGTGCGTTTAGGTTGTAAACCCCAAACGTCTCCTCAATCACCTTCCTGTGCTTGAAGTAATTATTCGTCCACAACCCCCTTTGCTGCTTACATGGCACCTCTTCTCTAAATATCTCGCACAACTCCTCAAAGTTCCTGTGCATACAGGGATTGCCACCAATCATTGCCACAATCCCTCTATAACCTCTTAGGCTTCGTAGAGCCGTCCTAAAGTTCTCAGGCGTCATCTCCCAAAACCCCTCTTGGTTCT